TCCCATTTAGAGAAACGATAAGTTACATCTTCATCAAGTCCTAGAGTTTCTAGCATGAATTTTGCCAAATCTACACTATCGGCGAATTCCTGTTCAAGCTGATCGGGGCGGCAAGCAATATGCCCCTCCGATATAGTGAATTGTCTTAGGCGGATTAATCCATGCATTTCTCCGCTTGCCTCATTGCGGAAGAGTGTCGACGTTTCGTTATATCGCAGTGGCAAATCACGATAGCTGCGCAGTCTTGATAAATAGACTTGGAATTGGAATGGGCAAGTCATCGGCCTTAATGCAAAAACTTCCTTATCCTTTTCCTGATCGCCCAATATAAACATACCATCACGATAATGGTCCCAATGCCCCGATACCTTATATAAATCACTCTTTGCCATTAGCGGTGTTTTCGTTAGGAGGTATCCCCGCTTTTCTTCCTCATCTTCTACAAATCTTTGAAGAAGTTGGAGCACTCTAGCCCCCTTGGGCATGAGGATCGGCAGCCCTTGCCCAATATAATCGGCTGTCGTGAAATATTCAAGCTCCCTGCCTATCTTATTGTGGTCACGCTTTTTAGCTTCCTCAAGTCTTAGAAGATATGCTTCTAGCTCTTTAGCCTTCGGAAATGATGTTCCGTATACTCTAACTAATTGCTTGCCACTAGAATCGCCACGCCAATAGGCGCCCGTTGCCTGCAATAGCTTAATTGCTTTAACCGCCGACACATTCAACAAATGCGGCCCAGCACATAGATCTACAAATTCACCCTGCTTATAGAAGCTAATCGGCTCCCCCTTATCTGCATGTTCTTTAATTAGTTCAATCTTATATGTTTCGCCATGTTCGCTCATTAATGCAATTGCCTCATCGACTGGCAGAACGAATCGCTCAATCTCTAATCCTGATTTTACGATTTTCTTCATTTCCGCCTCGATTCTATCCAGATCGTCGGAGCTAAATGGCTTATCAACATCGATATCATAGAAGAATCCATTGTCCGTCGCCGGCCCTACTGCAAGCTTCGCATCGGGGTATAGGCGCTTAATCGCTTGCGCAAGTATATGCGATGATGTATGCCAGAAGGCTTTCTTCCCATCATTGCTATCGAATGTTAGAATCTCAAGTTCACAATCGGAATTAATCTGAGTCCTTAAATCCTTTACTTCACCATCAATTTTACAACAGCAAGAAGATTTATATAAACCCATACCAAGTGATTTCGCTATCTCGGCGGCAGAAATACCGCTATCGAATTGCTTAACCACGCCACCCTTCAATGTTACATTAATCATATTTACACCTCTCATAAATTCAAAATAAAAAAAGCCCCACCCCATAAAGGGGCGAAGCTTATCACTACGCGATTCCACCCTAATTCGGTCAAGTAAATACTCGACTCTCATTAATTACCCTATAACGGGAGCACCCGTTGTGCTTATGCAACTGTAAATGCAAGTTACTTCACACACGCTCGGAGGTGGTGGGCATTCACCTATGTTAATAACGCTATTCCCAGCTAATATAGCATCTCTCTTGAAAAAACAATGCGGTGCGCCGTCCTCGTCAACGCTTTATCATACGAATTTTCAATCCGTTTACATTTATAGTCTATCATCGATTTCTAGCTTTGTCAAGAGATATTTTATGTAATCTTATATGATTTTATCCAACGCTGTTGCATTAAAGTATGCAACAACGTTTATTTTATTAGCCCTATTTGAGGAAGCATTCTCAGTAATCAATGAAAGGCGTGGTCGAATGGAGAAGAAACTAACATCAAGGGAAAAGCTATTTTGCTATCACTACCTAATGCTTGGCAATGCAAAGGAGGCGGCGACGGCGGCAGGATTCCCAATTAAGAATGCACATACGCATGCGGCGAAACTGCTCTTAAAGCAAAATGTTCGTGAATTCCTTAATGCGCAATGTGACAATTTAGCAAAGAGGAAGATTAGTCTCATTATGTCGGGGCTTGAGCGGCTTGCATTCGGGGGTATTAACGATGCGGTGACTCTAGCATTCTGTGATGAAATCAGCGGCGATAAAATCGGCGAACTTGATTTATTCAATGTTGCGGAAATTAAGCGCCCTAAAAGCGGCGGTATTGAGATTAAATTCTTTGATAGGCAAAAGGCGCTTGAGCGATTGCTAGAAATACAGTCAGAATTTAGTGAGAATAGCTCTGCCGATAGCTTTTTCACTGCTCTTTATAATAGTGCGAAAGCGGATCCGGGCAAAAGAGGTGTTGCCAATGGCAATACAATTTAAGCCCTTTTCAAAAAAGCAATTAGCCACATTAACATGGTGGTGTGCGCCAAAAACAGCACATTACGATGGCATTATATGCGATGGCGCAGTCAGAAGTGGCAAGACGCTATGTATGTCGCTATCCTTTGTTTCGTGGGCTATGGCAACATCCGACGGTGAAACCTATGCAATTTGCGGTAAGACAATCACATCTTTAAAGCGTAATGTCATCACTCCATTGGTGGAAACACTATTAGAACTCGGATTTATATGCGAGTTAAAACATACAGGGAATTACATTGATATTAGCTTTAAAGGACGGAAAAATCGATTCCATCTATTCGGCGGGAAAGATGAGGGTAGCGCCTCATTGATTCAGGGAATTACCCTTGCCGGCGTTATGCTTGATGAAGTGGCATTAATGCCACGCTCCTTTGTTGAGCAAGCTCTAGCAAGATGTTCCCGATCCGGCTCAAAAATGTGGTTCAACTGCAATCCAGAACATCCCTATCATTGGTTCTATCTTGAATGGGTGAAGAAGTGCGATGAGAAAAACACATTATACCTACACTTTACAATGGCTGATAATCCATCCCTCTCCCCTGCTATTGTCAAGCGGTATAATTCACTTTATTCAGGAGTATTCCATGAGAGGTTTATTCTGGGGAAATGGGCGGTAGCGACGGGTCTTGTCTACCCAATGTTCAATAAAAAGCGCCATGTTATTACTGATCTTCCTCGATGCGATAGGTTCTTCATCTCATGTGATTATGGTACTGTCAATCCATCCTCATTCGGATTGTGGGGGCAGCACAATGCAAAATGGTATCGGCTGCGTGAATACTATTACGATAGCAAGATTGGCGGTGTGCTCCGCACTGATGAAGAACATTATAGCAAGCTATGCGAATTAGCGGGTGATATTGAAATTGAAGCAGTAGTTGTAGACCCATCGGCAGCAAGCTTCATGGAATGTATCCGCAGGCATGGCAAATTCAAAGTAATACCAGCTAAGAATGAAGTCATCTCCGGTATTCGCCGTGTTAGCGAATCTTTGCGAAGTGGCGAATTGAAATTCAGCAATGAATGCAAGGATACAATCCGTGAATTCTCACTCTATTGCTGGGACGATAGTTGCAATGACGCTCCCAAAAAGGAGAACGATCATGCAATGGACGATGTGAGATATTTCGTTAGCACTATCCTGAGCGAACGTGGAGATGACTTCTTCGTTCTTAGCGCAAGTCGCAAGAAGCATTATTAAAATAAGGAGGTGGCAAATGTGGGATTATTTTCACGCAAGAAGGAAAGTTCAGCGGTTATTGTTCAAACAGCAAGACAGGAAAATGCGTTCAGCTTCATCGGTGCGAAATCGCCGACTTCAATTCTAGAAAGGCAGCTTTACGATTCGCTGAGAGAGACTGTTCCTATAATAGATGCGGCACTATCTAAGCTAGTGCGTCTTGTAGGTGGATTCGATGTTATATGCTCGAATGAATCATATCAAGATTCGCTCGATGATTTTCTTGAGAATGTGCAAGTCGGTTTAACCGGTCGTGGTATTCATCATTTCATCGATAGCTTCCTAGATGGGCTGCTCACTTACGGCAATGCCGTTGGTGAAATTCTAGTTAATAATAGCAGTGGGGAAATTGCCGGTCTTTACAATGCTAGTCCGTGGAATATTGATGTACGGCAGGGGAAATCCCCCGTCGATACTCAGTATTATTCTCGTGGTGGCGGTCTTGACTGGATGAAAGTTAAATATCCGCAGCTGATCCTTTTTTGCGCACTCAATCCCCCAACTTCCAGCCCGTATGGAATATCTGTACTCCGTGGGCTCCCCTCTATTAGCAATATTCTGATGCGAATATACGAATGTATCGGTCAGAATTTCGATAGAGTGGGCAATGTAAGATACGCAGTAACATATAAACCGTCGGGTGATATGGACAAGGCATACGCAAAAGATAGGGCAATGCAAATAGCACAGGAATGGTCAAGGGGGATGTCAAGCACAAAGGACGGTCAAGTAAGAGATTTTGTTTCCGTAGGTGATGTTTCTATTAAAGTAATCGGTGCAGAGAATCAACTCATTGATACCGATATACCAGTTAGACAATTGCTTGAGCAGATTGTAGCGAAGTTATCTATTCCGCCATTCCTGCTCGGGCTGAATTGGAGCACGACGGAGCGAATGAGTAAGCAGCAGGCGGATATTCTAACTTCCGAACTTGAATTCTATCGCCGGCAACTAACTCCCGTCATTCGCCAAATCAGCAATACCTATCTATCAACGATGGGAATTGGCGGAGATGTCGATGTGCAGTGGCATAATATTAATTTGCAAGATGAAGTCGAATTAGCGAATGCAAGACTCGCTAATGCGCAGGCAAGGGAAATCGAAGCTAGAATATCTGATGAAAATTAGAAAGGGGGCCGTAACATGTATAACTTGAAATGTAAAAGCCTAGAAATTACGGACGAATTGCTTGTAAAGTTGAACAACTTTACAAGACGCAAGCATAGTATTGATGAGGTTTATATATTCTCGGTTGTGCTTTGCGATAATGAGATTGACCGTGATAATGAGCGTTTCTCGATTAAGGCACTTGAAAAACTATCGGAGTTGTTCGTTGGCAGAACGGGCATATTCGACCATAATGCGAAAGGAAGTAATCAGACCGCAAGGATATTTGACTGTTGTGTCGAAGTCGATAAAGCACGAAAAACATCTTTCGGTGAGGAGTACACATTCCTGAAAGCTCTTGCATATATGGTCAAAACTAATGCTAATACCGACTTGATAAAAGAGATCGATGCAGGAATAAAAAAAGAAGTGAGCGTTAGTTGCTCCGTCGCAAGACAAAATTGCTCAATATGTGGAGCTAATCTTAAACGCACTAAATGCAGCCATCGTATCGGTAAGTCCTATGGCGGTGAGATATGCCATTGTATTCTCGACGAACCTACCGATGCATATGAATGGTCATTCGTTGCCGTTCCATCACAACGGGAGGCAGGAGTGACTAAATCGCATCGGGGCAAATTTGTCACTGGAGTGGAGAAAATCAAATCGGCGCACAAAGGCATCTCACTAACTGCTGAGGAAGTTCGTGAGATTGCCGCCAAGCTAGATGAGTTTGAAGAAATGTCAATATGGGCAAAAAACTACCGTGATGACTTGCAAAAGGAAATAGTGAGGCTTGCATTCATAGCGTGTCCGTACATTCCAAAAGATTTAGTTAAGGCAACATCGGAGTCGCTATCAATACCACAGTTAAAGGAACTGCGAAACGCATATGCGAATGTTAGCACTAATAATGTAAGCACGCAGCTAATAGGCAGTACAGAAGAAATCGAAGATAACGAAAGCTTTAAATTATAAAAGGAGAGATTAATATGGCAATTTCATTCAATGGCATTGGTGATATAACGGCAACATTCTATGGCGATGTTGAGGAGGGCGATATTGTAAAAGTTTCATCGTCCAAGACTGTAACAAAGGCGGCACAGGGTGAAGAATTCACAGGTATATGCAGGGCAAGCTCCGATGATATATGCGCAGTCACTGTACGTGGATTTATGACACTCGGATATAGCGGCGCTGCCCCGTCAATTGGCAATGTAAAGCTAGCATGCGCTGGTAATAATAAGGTGAAAGTTAGCAGTGCGGACGAAGCAGAAATTGATGCTCTTGTTGTCGATGTAGACACAACAGAGAAGTCAGTCACTATTTTACTTTAAGAGGAGAGATGTATATGTATAAAGATATTAAGCTGGATAAGAACCTATATAAAATTGCAGGTAAGACCTTTACGCAGGCGCTATCGGAGCTCGACTCAAATTGCAATTATGAGGAAACGGAGCTTGCAAATCTTGATGCTTTTGAGCGTCAATTGAAAAGATTCGGCATTAAAGTATCGGGGNAAAATTCCGACACGGTTGAGAAATTCTTTGTTTCATCTAGTTCGGCGGCATTATTTCCCGAATTCGTATCACGTGCCGTATCACAGGGCATTCGTGATGAAAATATCTTATCGGAAATGGTGGCGGCAATTACCCGCACTAATTCCTATGATTACAGGAGTATCACCAGTATCCCCGAAGACGACGATGTCACATTGAAGAAAGTGGCGGAGGGCGCAATTATCCCGACAACTGAAATTCGCCTTAATCAATCGCTTGTAACTTTAACGAAAAGGGGCAGGATGCTCAGCGCATCATATGAAGCAATAAAGATGCAAAGGATCGATCTATTTGCCGTAACTTTAAGACAAATTGGTGCCGCCATTGCAAGGGCGCAACTCAAAGATGCAATTTCACTTGTTATTGAGGGAGCACCAAATGCCGACGGCGCTGAAGAAATTAAGATTGCTGGCGACAACCTTGCATATTCGGATTTAGTCAACTTCTGGAGCAAATTTGAAGATATGAATTTGACTACATTGCTAGCATCACCGAATAATATGTCTAGGATTTTGCAATTTGCTGAGATGCGTGACAATTTCAGCGGTGACTACATGACAAGCGGCAAAGTCAAGCTACCATTCGGTGCTACACTGATTAAGACAACTTGCCTTGATGATAGCAAGATAATCGGGCTTGATAAAAGCTGCGCACTTGAAATGGTCATTGCTCAGGATTTATCGCTTGAAAGTGACAAATTAATTGATAGACAGATGGAGCGTACTGCTATCACGACTGTTGCAGGATTCTCAAAGATATTCACTGATGCCTCTAAGGTATTATCACTAGTATAGTAAGAATTAACGCAGGGCGTATCCAATTATATAGATACGCCCTAAATTTTAATATGTAAAGGAGAATTATATGGATTTAACGACTATATGTGAAATTACATCATTATTATCGGGGAACGACCCAAAGGATACTATTGGCTATTTGCCCGTTATTAAAGATGCTGTTGGTAAAGTGCGCTCAATGCTAAAAGATCGCAACGATGAGGCAATCCATGCCGATAGACTCAACATGGTTAGCGCCGCCCTATCATATTACAACCTCGCATTGATAGAAACATCAAGAGAAGATGTTGTTGCAATAAAGCTTGGGAATATATCAATGGACGGCGACCCAAAATTAAGGCTGAAAATAGCAGGTGAATTGCTATCTCGCTATCTTGAGGGCGCAAGCGATATTCTATCAAATGATGACTTCATTTTCAGGAGTGTGGTTTAATGAATATAGCAACTAACATTGAGCGAATAGCATCGGCATACGGTAGTAAAGTCACCGCTGAAAATGGCGAATCCGCATATGGAATCTTCCCCTATGGGGATTATCTTTCAGGGCAATCAGCGCAGAATCAAACTGGAAATTCACACGACAAAGTCACTTGCATCTGTGCGCCGAATTCGCTAAAATCCGTGCA